GTTGCTATTATTTTAATTTTGATTAAATATTGGTGAGGAATAAAAAAAATATGGCTGAACTAAAATTAAACAATACCCTTGAAGAAGAACTAAGAATTATGCTAGTTACTAAGAATAACGAGTGTAATAGCCTTAGAGCTAAGATTGAATTATTAGAAAGAGTTGTTGCAGAAGAGCAAGAACAAAAATATAGACTGTTAGTGGAAAACGCAGATCTTAAAAAAATAAAATAATTTAATTAATTCTCAAAATTTGGGAGTGGCATTAAAGGGTCGACTGGTCTACCAATAACATCTGGGCCATCATTTAAAAACTCTTTTGTTTGCATTTCTTCAAATGCTTCTTTCTTATATTTTCTTAACTTAGCCGTTAATTGTGCCCATGTTAAACTAGAGCCTTCACTAGGCTTATAATCAAAGTTTACCCAATCAGGTGTAGTAAATAATTCTGCTTCAAAATTTCTTCTATCAGCATATTCTTTTTTATACTGCGGTGGAGTATTTTCATTAATAGGACCTTTACGCCATCTTTGTATAAGACCTGGTATTCTGTCATACATTTCTTTATTCAGTTCTCTAACCACTGTACTTTTAGCAAAATTCTTAGAACCAATATGCATTGCTAAACTTACTAATGCAATAAATTGGAAATCACTAATTTTTACTTTGATTAAACGTCTAACAACAGATGATGCTTCTTCTGCCTGAGATAAAATAGTTAGATTAGTTCCTATAGGTCCTAGGCCATTAGAAAAGTCTACCATTTTTGTTCCTGATTTATCAACTAATATTACACTAGGGCCGTCTATAACAGGAGTTATCCCTTTTGATAATAATCCCTGTACAATTTTAGTATATAACTCTATATTTGTATAACTAGCCATTAGCCTGTTCCTTTTTTCTGATCATTTATAATATTTTGTAAGGTCTCTACAGGTACTTCGTTTTGTAAATTATTTGCTAAATTTCCAAAGTCTTCAAAAGAACCACCAGGCATTCCTACACTTGCAAAGACATCACCAACTGTTTGATCAACAGTATTTTTCAACTCTGATAAAGCACCTAGTTTGCCTTCTTTAATGTTTTCTAAATCTTGGAATTCTAAAGGAAGTCCGTCTCCTCCAAATCCCAATTGATTATATCTGTATTCTAATTCTGTTAAAATTTTGGATTGTCCTATGATTTTTTCTGCGTATGCATTTGTTGTTGGAAATCTAAATGTTGGGATTATAGACATCAGCATGTCACTGTAATTTTCGAATCCTTTTAATTCCTCTAAATATTTCGCTCCAGGTATATTAAAATTACTTAATTTGTCTTTAAAAGGTTCTCCATACTTAGTAGATAGCCCTTGTATCTGTTTTGCAAGTTCATTTTGTTTTGAAGAATCCTTACCCTTTTGTATTTGTAAAAGTGCGGCGTCAATAGACTTTTTGTATCCCTCAGGAGTATTTGCGTCTTGTACTGCCTGTGTTGAAGGGTCTATGTCTGCTCCTGCATCTTCTACCATTCCTTCACTGTTGTGATTTATTGGATCAGGCATAACGTGACCGTCCCAAGGTTCAGCAGTAACCATTGTGCTAACTAACGATTCTATTTCTGTAGTACCGCCTGGTCTTTCTCCTGCAGTTGGTAACTTTTCTTCTGATTCTCTGTCATATTGTGGTTCTTCTTTAGGCTGGTCTACATGTGTTTGTGTTTCCAACTGTGGTGCTGTTTCGGCCGGTAATGCTACTATAGGAATAGGTCCTGTACCACTATTTAATAGTATTGTGGAGCCCAAGGACGCAACCGGTCCTGCAGAGGTATGTGTTGTACCTGTTGCACTTATTGTTTGGTACGCTCCTTGAGTAATAGTTGATATGCCTAATGTGCCTATTAGTTGGTCTAATTTTTGTCCACTTTGTCTTATAGTACCTGCGGCACTTATATCGAAATCACCATCTTTGGATGTAAGTTTTGTACCTCTTCCAGCATGTGCAGTAAATTCTCCTACACTTTCTAGTCTAATATGTCCGCCATATCCTTTTGGTCCACCTACGCCTGGTACCCCTTTTTTAGGTATACCTTTATTTTCTCCTGCCAACATGTCACCTGCGGCTTTAATTTTTACATCGCCTCCGGCTTCTATTTTAACATCTTGGTCTGCTCTTACATTAAAGTCGCCTTTTGTTCTTACATTAAAAGAACGTTCTCCGAATAAGTTTATAGAACCGTCTGATCCCAGCTCAACCCATGCTTTACCACTTTTGTTTATAATATAAACAGTACCAGTTGTGTCATCTAATAATAATTGATTTCCGCCACCTGTCCTTAATCTTATATTTCTACTATTAAGGTTATCATCCATAATAAATTGATGCCCTGCATTTCTATGACCGTCGTTTTTAGGATCTGCAGGCCCTGGTGTAAGTATACCAAATACTTCACTGGGTGACTCTCTTTTTGCACCACTGGACGATGCACCTCTTAATGTATCATTTATAAGTCCTTGTTTTGTAATCGCTTCTGCTAGATCGTCATGTGCTGGCCTTAAAATATCAGTACCATCTTCTGGCATTGGATCAAATTTATTTTTTTCTGCTACTGGAAGGTTTGTGCCTAGGGCACCATAATTTCTAACAGTACCGGGTATACCTGGTACCATGTGGTTTGCTTTGTGAGGATATAAACAACTAATAACAAACGGGTATTTCATATTTCCGTCACCAAATGCTACAAGAACTATATTTCCTTTATCAGGCGGTACCATCCACATACCATAACTTTTTTGTGTGCCTATATAGGACTTGGTGTCGTTTACCTGTATTGCTCCGTAATTTGTGCCACCTGCAAAAGGAGAGCTCCAAATACATTCAAAGTATCCGTTACTGTCCTCTTTATTTTTGGCTAATGAGGCAACAAAAACTGTTAATGTTCCTGTTTTGGTGATATCAGACGAACCCATAACTTCGCCTAGATAGATGCCTGATCTGCTACTAGATTGTAATAATTTCTTATTACCGGGATTGTTTATTGAAACTTGTTTTTTATCCATAATAATTAATTATTTCTTTAAAAATTATTCCCTTTACTATTAATTAACTCAGATCCTCGTCTAGGAGCATAATCTGTTGCTAATGAATCTACATAATCCTCCATATTCTGAGTCCCATAATCTCCAGGATCATACTCTTTGAGACTCCTGGCTTCTTCTTCACGTTTTCGTTCAAATTCTTTTTCTGTATACTGTGTATTAATTTCATCTTTTATGGAATCTATTACAGACATGTCATACGCATTATTCTTTGCACCATATAATTCTACTGTGAACAAACCTGCACTAAAACTTAATGATGTTCTGAGAGTTTCATAAACTCCGCTCATAGTATAATTTATGCCAGAATAATCATATAATCCTGTATTCTGATCCTCGTCATCTATATTAAAGTCAAATTTTCTAGGACTTTCTAAAACTAATAAGAAATCAGTATTAGCATCATCGTAGGAATTTCCGTAAATTGTAGTTCCTAATTCATTAGATATCCCAGTCCTAGGTTTGTCAGCCTCGTTTTCGTAAACTGAGTCTTCATATAAATTTTCTTTCCCCAGCCACCATGGATCTCCCCTTACTGTTAATGTTATTAACTTATCTGATTTTTGTTTACCATGAGAATCCATAAGAGATGAAAACATACTTTGTCTAAAGGACCCTCTTTCGCTTGGTGCATTGGATACTTTATTAGAAGGCTGTGATGCTTTAATTGTAGGGGTGTTGTTTCTCACATTATTTAAAATACTTGTTCTGGCATCTGCCTCATCAGGCCTTCCTTGTGAGGCGTCTCCGTCACCCTCTAAACCTTTAATTAATTCTGAAGAGTATAGAAAATCTACATATCCTGAACTGTTTATGGAATCCTCATCTTCGCTCTCATCACTTTCTGTTGATACATCTGTTTGCGGTGCTGTAGTCTTTTTGACTAATTCATTATTTGCTAAAGCAGATGCAATTTTTTCATCTGCCAAACTTTCTGCTAGTTTTTTAGAAAGATCTCCATCTAAATCACCTGATATGCTTTTTATTTCTGCATCTGTAAATCCTATATAATCACCAAATTCTGTGAGAAGACTATTAAAGCCAAAATCGCCTAGATTATTTTTTAATTCTTTAAATGAGTCAAGAATACCCCTTACACTATTACCTTTCTTTGCTTCTTGTGTTACAGGAGATTCGGTTTGTACATTTTTAGATGATTCTGTTTCCTGCAAGGAATTTGCTGTGGCCATACCTGATTGGTCGGCAAAGGAACCTTCTCCATAAGATGGAACCTCAAGAGCAAATGCTTCATCAAATCTTAAGTTAAAATCTATAACTTGGTCGTTCTTTCCAGTAAACATGTAGAAATATTCTTTGCTAATATTAAGTTCTTTTAATCTTGACTTTACGTCTTCAAGACTTAAATTAAAGCCTTCGTTTAATTCTTTCATGGATACGCCAACTGACGTTTTACTTGTTTTAATTAATACTGGTTTAAAAATAAAAGTTTTTACATATTCATTTCTTTTTTTATCAAAATTATTGTAGTCAACCACTACATCTGGGATAACTTTATACCAGGTCACAAATGCTTGTTTTGTATCCACCTGACTATTGGGATCATTTGGATCTAATAGTCTACTTGCTTTTGTAAAAAGATCTTCACTTAGAGATAATACTGTGGCAAGTATATCTGAAAATGATTCTTTATCTGGCAGTGATATAAATATATTTGAGTTTTCTTTAATACTTAGACCTTTTATTACTGTTGGTGAGAGCCCGTCCTCTGGCATTATTTCACTACCATTAAGTGCTTCAATTTCTAACATAGGTCCATCTGCTAAAACACTTTCAGGCTCAGATATTTCTTGAGACTCGTTCTCCATTCCATCAAGGAATGCATAGGCGCCCCCAGGAAATCTTTGAGCAAAGTCTTCTTTTAAAATTGGATTTTTAAATAAACTATCTTTAAGTAAATTTACATTAGGCGGGGTAACAGTTGACTCCTTGGTTTCATCATCTACATTGGTCCTGGAGGTTTCTGTTTTTTGTATAAGTTCATCTAAATCTATTATAATCGAATCTGGTTTAGTACCATTTTTTTCTGCTATTTCTTTTAATTTTTTGTTCCATATGCTTTCTAAAGACAAGTCACCCTCATTCAAAAGTTCTCTTATTGTTCTACCTGAGATTTTAAATCCTTTAGGTATTCTATAATTTACATCATACAATCCTGTATCACTAAGTAAATTACTAGTAAAATCGTATACTCCTCCTTCAGTAGTTATGTCCATAGAAAATTTAACACCACCTAATGGAAAGAAGTAAGGACCACTAATGACTTTAGGTTTTCCGCCTGCATCTTCATCGTCGGGATCAGCCGTATACCCTTTAAATTCAACTTCTAAGATCAAAGGATTATCAGTTCCCTCATATCCACATGCATGCCTGGTTGCTCCCAGTCTGTCAAGTAATGTGATCGCACCAGGTTCTGTAAGTGTAAAATTTACTCCTGTAGGCTTATCTGCATAATAAGTGACTACTACATTATCTATATTAATATCCGTGCTACCGGTCTCTGCAATTATTATAATGTCTTCGGCACCTGGCCTGTAAAGTCGTCTATTTTGTTCTTTTCTATTGTATTGTTTCTCAGAATCATCTTGATCTTGAAGTCTTTGATTTAAATTTCTATTATCTATTGCACCCTTTCCCTTATCCTTCATTAATAATCTGAGCTTATAAGTACTGCTGTCAAAATTATCTAAAACGTTCCCTGCAACCTTGTTGGGTAAATATTCAGAGCCTTTGAATGTTGAGCTAACATTTGCTTTGTTTAGGCCCAATGAATCTAATACGTCGTCTGCAATATCTGATATTGGTCCGGCTTTTCTTTGTTCAAATAAATCTTCTAGGGTTTTTAATTCTTCAGTTGTTAATGAAAAGGGATCAGTAATTCTGTTACGATCTTCCGCATTTAATCCATTTTTCTGCCAGTCTTCTATATTTTTTTGATTATTATCTAATATTAGATCGTAGTAGTTTTTGAAATCAGAGACCGTTCCCCTTGAGGCAATTTTTGTTAAATTGCTAAGATTTGTTTGGTTGAAGTATCCGCCTGGCTTAAATTCTGGTGGTGTATATTCAGACATTAAGTACCCCTAAATCTCAGTACCGTACTCTCCGATGGAAGTTTAATTCGTGTTCCTGCTTTGAAATCTCGTATAGGGTCACGTATTTCATCTAAATTTCTCATTGCAAATACCCACCAAAGTCTAGAACTTTCATATAATTGGTATGCTAACAAGTCTGGCCTTTCGTGATACTTTTGAGGAATTATGTAATCTTCGTCATATGGAGAGGAAGAAATACTTGGAAGTTTATTGACATCCAAGAATTTACCATCTAAAGTTTGAAAATTTTTAATAAAAGATTGATTTGTATATGAAGCCATTAGATAAATCCGTCTTTGTATAATTTACCATTTCTAAAGGCTTCAACATTAAATTTCTCTCTGACCTTTTTAGGTGTTAATGCAGGTACCAAGTTAATACTGATATTCATTCTAACAGGCATATATGTTGTTTGGGATTTACCGCCTACTTTTGTATTAATTGGAATATAATCTACATCGTCAGGTAATTGTATTGTGTAATCTCTTATTATAACTGGGACTTTATTAAATCCGTGATCTCCTAAATATTCAAACAGTAATACCGGTGGTGGTGTACCTTTCCTGTCTTCCCCTGTTTGATCACCGAAGTAACTTTTCGTTACAGTCCTTAAAAAGTGCCAAACTGCTAAAAGATACTGTGCATCATAAATATCGTTTGCATAAAAATCTGCTGTTACTGGTAATACAGGAGGCCTAGATGCGTTGTAACTATATACTGGATAATTCATTCCATGTAATAATTGTTCTGCATATTCCACGATTCCTGATATAAAGATATTTGGAGTAGTTTGCCATATCAAACCCCCTGCCTTCTTCAGAGGAGCCAATAGTCCGTTGTTGTCTGATTGGTAAATTGTGTCTGCACCTCCGTCTTTAGGACGTAATCTTGCTCTCCAATCTACATTAGGTATATCTCCCCCACTGGATGTTGAGGTTGTTATTAGCCCTGCATTTACTACGGAATCAGCAAGACTTTTTGAATTCTTCATTTGTTCTTTGAAGAATGCATTATCTTGATAGGCAGAAACACCTCCGGCTATTCCAGGGAAAAATCCATTGAGTATGTCTTGTACTCTAGGGTCTAACCCGCTAATTTCCTTAGCGGCTTTTTTTGTTAGATAGTTATTAATAGATCTTTCAAAAAATGACATTATATATCTCCATGCTTATATTTATCGTATTCATTAAAACTAGTTTTAAATTGCCAGTTCTACTAAATACTATTTGACATACATAAGAAACTATGTATAATACTAACAATATAAATGAATTATAATTTTGAGGAGAGTTATTAATGGCACAGCCCAAAAAGGTTAATTACCTAAACAATCGTGATATTTTAAAGGAAATACACAAAAGCAAAATGTCTTTTTGCTATCTTGCTGACGAAAAATACAGTATATTCGATATTATTCTAGAAGATGTTAAAAAAATTAACAGAAACAGTATAAAACAAGCCAGAGAAAATCAAGCGGCCAGGATACAATATGATGGATACCAGGCGGCTATGGCAACACATGATGTTAAAGATTATAAAAATAAACCCAAACAAAAAGAATTTGCTGTGGAACCAAAAGATATACCCTTAGAAGATTTAGTATTTAGAGTTATGACATATGATCATATTCCAGATGCACCAGGCAGAAAGAAGAATCCAAAAAGTGTAGCCGAGACCAAGGAAAGAGTAAATTTTCCAGCATACAAACATTATGCATATATCAATGATGAGCTTAAAGAAGTTACTAGAAGTCATTGGGAGGGCAGTTTAAGTAACGGCCATTTCAGTGTAACACATGGAAATTTAACAAATAAGTTAGGTATCATGTTTTTAAAACTTGTTGAAAGATACAGTCATAGATCTAATTGGAGAGGGTATACTTATGTAGATGAGATGCGTGGACAAGCAATACTACAATTAGCACAAATTGGATTACAGTTTAATGAAGCAAAGTCAGACAATCCGTTTGCATACTATACTGCGGCAGTGAATAATAGTTTTACAAGAGTTCTTAATATGGAAAAAAGGAACCAAACCATCAGAGACGACATATTGATCGAATCTGGACATTTACCAAGTTATGGTAGACAAATAAGGCACGAAGAAGAAATGCGAGCCATTAGAGAGTCTGCAGAAAACGAAACAAGTCAAGACTAATTTATGAGCCAACTGTTTAAGACAGCGGCCTGTTTTACGGATATACATTACGGACTAAAACAAAACAGCCGCTTACACTTACAAGACTGTGAGAGATATGTTGACTGGTTTATTGCGGAAGCAAAAGCCAGAAATGCAGAAACCTGTATATTTTTAGGTGACTGGAGCCATCATAGAGCAAGTGTAAATGTTGCAACAATGAATGCAACCATAAAAGATCTCAAAAAACTTAACGAATCATTTGAAACAGTATATTTTATTACCGGTAATCACGACTTATACTATAGAGAAAAACGTGATTTAAACAGTATTGAATATGCTCGTGACTTATCTAACTTTGTTATGGTAGATGACATGTATGAAAAAGATGATGTTGCTATTATACCGTGGCTTGTAGGTGATGATTACAAAACTGTTTCTAAAATGAAATGCAAATACATGTTTGGTCACTTTGAACTTCCATACTTTAAAATGAATGCAATGGTAGAGATGCCAGACCACGGTGGCGGTATCAATGATAAAATGCTAAGTGGTCCTGAGTATGTGTTTAGTGGGCATTTCCATAAACGTCAATACAAAAATAACATACATTATATAGGAAATGCTTTCCCACATAACTATGCAGATGTAGGAGATGAAGAGCGTGGTGCTATGTTTTTAACATGGGGAGAAGAACCTCAATATGTAAATTGGACTGAATGTCCTAAGTACAGAGTATTTACATTAAAAGATTTATTAGATAACCATCAGAATTTATTAGATGAATACACATATGCAAGAGTTAAATTAGATATCAGTATAAGTTATGAAGAAGCAAATTTTATCAGAGAAAAGTTTGCTGAACAATACAAGGTAAGAGAATTACAATTGATTCCTGTAAAGGAAGAAGAAGAATTTGAGGGCGGAGAGATAAGTTTTGAGAGTGTGGATCAAATAGTACTACAGCAATTAGAAACAATTGAGAGTAATACTGTTGATCGACAACGACTAATTGATATCTATAACGAAATAGAGATACAGTAATGGGAAAATTAAGACAATGGTTTAGAAATTGGTTTGACGGGCAGATAGAAAAAAGTATGCAACGTCAAGCAAATAGATTATTTTTAAAAGGACAAAAGCAAAAGAATGTTAAAGATTAAGAACGTATCAGCAAAAAACTTTATGAGTGTTGGGAACAACACACAGGCAGTAAATTTTGATGGATGCCAACTTACACTTGTACTAGGTCACAACTTAGACATGGGCGGAGACGGTAGCAGAAATGGTACTGGTAAAACTACTATCATTAATGCATTAAGTTATGCATTATATGGTGATGCATTAACAAACATTCGTAAAGATAATCTTATCAATAAAACAAATGGTAAGGGTATGATTGTTACTACTGAATTTGAAATACAGGGTAAACAATATAGAATAGAAAGAGGCAGACGGCCTAACGTTTTAAAACTTTTTATAAATGGTGAAGATGCTTTAGATAATGAACAGCAAGGCGACAGCAGAGAGACGCAGAAAGAAATAGAAAAAATCATTGGGTTCCCTCACACAATGTTTAAGCATCTTATTGCCCTAAATACTTATACTGAACCTTTTCTTGGAATGAAGGCTAACGATCAAAGAGATATGATCGAGCAGTTATTAGGTATTACTGAGCTTTCTCAAAAAGCAGAAGTACTAAAAGAAAGACAAAAGCACACTAGAGATGATATAAAGGAAGAAGAAATTACAATAAATGCCATAGAAGCCAGTAATAAACGTATAGAAAAAAACATACAGGAAATAGAAAGTCGTAGCAGGGCATGGGAAAAGAATAAGGAAGACAAACTTATAGAGTTAGGCGAAAAAATAATTCGCATGGAAAGAATTGACATTGATACAGAATTAGCAAATCATAAATTACTATCTACATACAAAGAGCAACGTTCTAGTTTGCAAATATTACAAGCAGAAGAAAAACGTACTAGAACTAGTTTAGAAAGAAGTAAAACAAAATTAGAAGAACTAGAAAGTAATTTAGAAAGTGCTAAAGCAGGCGTTTGCCCTGCATGTGAACAACCTACTGCACACTTGGATACGCATGAGGCTTATACACAAGAGCTAGTAGAAAAAATAGATAATGAAAAAGAATACTATAAGGAAATAGAAAGTATCAGTAATGAAACAACTGAAGCCTTAAAAGAATTTAGTGGCATACCTGAAGACCCTGAAGTATATTATAATACATTAGAAGAAGTATTAGAACACAAACATAATGTTGAAACAATGCAAACAAACTTGGAATCAATGGCATTAGATATAAATCCTTATATAGAACAAATTGAGGGATTAAAGACTACAGGCATACAGGATATAAGTTTTAATGTAATGAACGAGTTAACATACTTGCAGGAACATCAAGAATTTTTATATAAATTATTAACAAGTAAGGATAGTTTTATTAGAAAGAAAATTATTGATCAAAATATTTCATACCTTAATCATAGGTTAGCACATTATTTAGAAAAACTAGGTTTACCCCATGACGTGAAATTTAGTAGTGATTTAGGTGTGGAAATAACTGAATATGGAAGAGACCTAGACTTTGATAATTTAAGTAGAGGTGAGCGTAATAGACTTATTTTAGGACTATCATGGGCATTTAGAGATATGTACGAAAGCCTTAATAGACCAATGAACTTAATGTGTATTGATGAACTTATTGATAGTGGCATGGATAGTATGGGTGTAGAGAATGCCTTAGGCATACTTAAAAAGATGCACAGAGAACAAGGCAAAAACATCATGCTCATTTCTCATAAAGAAGAACTCGTTGGACGTGTAAATAATGTATTGACAGTCGTTAAAGAAGGCGGCTTTACTATGTATAACACTGACACAGAGTATCTTGATGGCTGATTGGCTTTTTAAAAACGAACCCATTGTAACATTACCCGATGATTGCGAAGCATTTGTATATCTAATTACTAATACAACCGATGGCAGGATGTATGTAGGTAAAAAACTTGCCAAATTCAAAACAACAAAACCCCCTCTTAAAGGTAAAAAGAATAAAAGACGTGGCACTAAAGAAAGTGACTGGCGTACTTATTGGGGCAGTAACGATCATTTGAAAGAAGATGTTTTAAATCTTGGAGAAGATAAATTTACCAGGGAAATTTTATACTTTTGTGCGAGTAGAGGTATAGCAAGTTACTTGGAAGCCAGAGAACAATTCGATAGAAAAGTACTGCTCACAGACGATTATTATAACGGAATTATCAATGTCAGAGTAGGTGGTTCAAAAATCCTTAAGGAAGGAATCAAAGACATATAAGTAGGTGTGTTAAAACGAAAGTTAAAACGCAATTCATTTTAGGCATACACAGGCACACATAGGACTATACACCAGCCCCAACAGAGGCAATGAATATCTGGCTCCTCGACAAGCCGGCAATGGAAACACCCGGTGCGAGATTATTGGAGATGTATAGCGGCAAAGATACAAACACACGACAAACAGTATTAAAAGGATGTAAGCTCTGAGAAAAAGCAACTTACAAGTTATAT